CTTAAATATAAACCCTTTATCCCCAGGATGTCTCCCTTATAGAATATAAACAAGCTTAAAAGTACAACAATACCTTCAAATGGCTGTTTCTCCGGCGGATTTTTACGCTTATAGCCGCGCCACTGGGGCTCCAGTCCCCGAAGATCCGGAAGAACGGGCGTTAATGGCGCCTGAAGTCCTGGAATTCCGCCGTAATCAGCTCAAAGCCCCCTCTGATGAGGGAAATGCGCTCCAAACCTTGGGTGCTGTAGCTCTTGCCGGGGCTGCTGCCCTTGGTGCTGGACTTGCAGGCCGTCGTTTTCTACGTGGCCGCCAAGAAATTCCTAAAGCTCCAACCCGTGCCGCAAACGCTGGTGTTGTTCAGCAGGATTTAAGCACAGTTCGGCGCATTGCAGAGATTCCTGCCCCTACCGTCAAAGCATCTAAGGTAGTTTCTCCCTCCGCTCCAGCTCCTACTACAACTGAGAACGCAGTCCCAGTAGATCCAACGGATCGCCTCCTGGAAGAACTGCAAGAAATGCGGATTGTTAAGGCACAAGAAGGTGAAAGCCGCCTGCCATCACGTATTGTGATGCAAAATCCACGCATTGTTAGGCCACAATCAACAACCGCACTAACAGATATCCAACAGTCTTTGGAGCCACAAGCCCAATCTCAATTTATTAACGCTGTTGAATCTGGCGAAGATCAAGTAACTGGACGTTTAATCAAACAAATCAACTCTGATGATCTTTGGGGTGAAGCAACAATTCCCCCTTCCGCTGTTAACGAACAGAACGCAACTCTTTTGTTGCCTGCTGCAGTAAGTAGCCCTCGGGAAAAAGCTCAAACTTTTCTTGAACAGCAACGCGAAAAAATTTCTGGCTTATCTCCTACGCGTCGTGAGCGTGCCCTGTCTGCTAACCCAGAGATTGCCGAAGCCGCAGAACTATATGCATCCACTGGCGATCCATCTGTTCTCTCTCGCTTCTCAGAAACACCTTCCTCCCCTGTTGCAGTACGTTCAACAGTTCAAACCGAGATCAAGCGCGATGAACTACCTCTAGGTATGTTCTATGAATCAAAACCTAAATTTGAATTTACACAACCCCTTGAAGATCAAGATGTTAACTTAACAAATAAAATTTCTGCCCTTGGTGCAGAACAAGAACGCGTTCGTAAGCGTCTCCAAGAAATTAACGAAGCCGAACCCATGCTTCGCTATGCAATGGCAAGCGAAGGTCCAGAGGGTGGCGCTTACAGCACAATGTATAACAAACTTCAGTATGAAAAATCTCAACTGCCTGATCCAGAATCTTTTAATGCAGATCTCAGCGATGCAATTGAAGAACGCAATTATATTCGTCGACAAATTGAATCTCTTCAAAATCTTGGTCCCAAGCAAGAATTAATTAATCGCCAAGAGGGAGTACGTCCTTTCTTTGAAACAACGGGAGAAGGTGAAATTATTCCAGAAACTTTAGAAATTCGTACTGGTCGTCCATCCGTTGATATAGAACTAAAATCTGGTGGCGGTCGTCAGTTCTCTGCATATGATCCCAATGCGGCATCTAAAACTTCCCTTGGTATTTATGGCATTGAGCGTAGTGATTTTCCAACTGCCAATGAAAACGTAAGACCTACCGCTTTGTCTCAACGTCAGCTTGTTCAAGAAGCGTTAGCAAAATCCTCTGCCGATCCATATGGTGATGTACCGGTTCCACCTGCATATGAAGATTTAATTGAGCAGGAGCCAACTGCTGCTCGTCGTGCATCCGTCAATATGTCACAAGCAGTGCTAAAAGCTGCACGCATGCAACAAAAGCGCAATCCTCGAGGTGGAGTTTTACCAGATCAAACAACAACTCTTCGCCGTCAAATGGCACAACAACCCGTTGAAGCTGGTACTTACTCACCTGAAGTTCAACCATTCGAGCGCCAAGCAACACTTCCAGGTGTTACAGGTTATGCAGCAAGAGCTAGAACAACTCCTGCTGATATAGCTGCACAGCAGTTAGAATCCTATATGAGTAAATTGCAGCGTGGTCGGTCTACTCCGCTAACTTCTGCGGCTGTTATTCAACCAAGGTTATTTTGATCATGGCAGAAGAAAAAAAGAAATCTAAAAAGTGGATTCAAGGCATGGACATGAAGGAAGGCGCCTTCACTGCCAAGGCCAAACGTAAAGGTATTACATCTGCTCAGCTCCAGGAAAACGTATTGAGCAATCCTGATGAGTACGATGAAAAAACTGTTAAACAAGCACGCCTGCGTAAAACACTTGTAGGATTACACGACAAGAAAAAAAGTAAAAAATCTGAAAGCTGATGGCACTTGACGCTAGGCTCGATCTTGGTCGTTATATTCAAAACCCCTTCAATAGAAGCGGTAAAATTGCCAAGCAATTAGATTTTAACGATCTTTTTGCATCTAAACCAGAAACAGGGGAGTACCCCTGGAACCCATCTAGATTCAATGAGCGTGATCTGCTGAAACGCATGATGACGCGAAAGATGAAATTGAATCCAGAACTTAATTATGTAGACGGAAATTCTCCGTTCTTTGATGATAATTCTGAAGTAACGCCTGCTTATGACATGTTTGGTAATGGCCGCTTTAATCGGCCAGAAGATTACGACTTTGCAGAAGGTCGTCCAAATACTCAATTAAGGCCCCAACAGCAACCAGATTTTAATCCCCAATGGGTCGAGGCTTATAAACTCAGCCCAACCGTTAAACCTGACAAGGTTGCTAAAAATCCAATGCCACGCCTTAAAAATCCAGATCCCAATGGATACCTTATGGCAATGGCAGAAAAGCGTGCAGAAAACGAAGCAGAAGATAACAAATCAATTGCTGATCTCATCCAGAAAAAATCTACGCAAACCCCTGGTGCTGAAAAACAAGAAGAAAAAGCAGGCGAAAAAACGGCAGATGAAAATAAAGCTGAACCAAACGTATCTCCTGGTAAAACATTAAATAATGTCGGATAAAATAAAAAAAAGAACACAATAAAATGAAGGCGCTATTAGGTCGGTTAGCCAGCCTTGCAAAAAAGAATCCAGATGTTGCTGCTAATGTTGGCACCGGTAGCGCATTGGCTGGAGGCTTTGGCCTTCTCACTGGTGGCCCTGTAGCTGGCGCTGCATATGGCGCAGCAGATTTTTTAGCTTCTTATCCCGCAACCCTAGCCGCTCGTAAGCTGGGACAAAAATATATTACAAAACCAGTTAACGTTCTTGGTAAACAAGTCAAACCAGAAACTGTTCGCGGTGCTGTAGAAGGCGCTGTGAACCTTGGTGCATCACTTGCATCGCCATTACTGGTTGATGCCACCATCGGAAAAGCACTTTATCCTCAACCCACAGAACAATCTCAACAACAACAAATCATGCAAGAGATGCAGCAACGCGCTGCAATCAATGGCATGGAAGTACCACAGGCTGTTGCTCCTGGTACGCAATACCAAATGCAAGGTATTGAACATACCTTTCTCAATAATTATGTAAAGCCTCAAAACTATATGGCTGAACTAATGCCTGAGTATCAACAATATCTTGCTCAAATTCGTAACCCGCTCGGATAATCATGAACCCAATTCAAATCCTAAAAGATATCCGAGAAGGCGCCCGCACTGCTGACGTTGTTCAGCGTAAAAACCAACTTAACTTGGAAGGGGGATTGGGCTACGGCCAAAGCATTTTAGATCCACGCTTTAAAAAAGAAATTGCTGCGCAAGGCATTACGGCTCGTCAAACGCCAGCCCAATTTGCAGGTGCTTATTTATCTCGTTTGATTGTTGATGCGGCAAATGATGGTACGCGGACATACTGGTGGCGATACAATCATCCTCTCGCTGTTGCACAAAAGGGTGTTGAGTATGGTGTTGGTGGTATTACATCTCCAACACAAAAAGCAGCAGCCGCTCTTGCAATTGCTGCTCCAGCTATTTCTGCAGCTGGTACATATAACATTTTAAATCCCGGCCAACTGTTCCGTCCAACGGGTTACGCTCAAACATACTCTGAACCTGGCAGTGAAGATCGCCGTGAAACTGCACAACCTGCACAAGAGTTGTTCGAACGTTTCTTTATGGGGCGCACAGGCGAACCATTGAAATATGAAACAGCACAAAAAGATATTCCCTCTTTAACTAAAGAACGTTACGCTAATTATCAAAACTTCTTGTACAACGATAAAGGTTTGCTTGGCCTGGGCATTATTAAAGCAACTCCAGAAAACTTACAAGGTTATCCCGAAGCTCGCGTCCTTGGTTTCCCTGTAAATATTCCAATGGCTGCTGGTTTTGCTGCAGGATCTATTGCGGCGAGAGAAGCAACAATTGCAGGCAGAACTAAAACGCCAGCAGGCAAGACAGTTGCTCAGTACCACCCAATCAAGCAACGCGGTATCCGTGGTGCTATTGGCGGCGCACTTGGTTCTATTGCTGGTGTCGCAGCAGGTAATGTTGTTAACGAAGCTATTGCATCTGCAAATCGTCCAAAACTTCCCACCACATCTGAGTATCAAAACTTAAGTACTGATAGAATTTAAACAAATAAAACAACTGTATTTATAATGACCCCTGAAGAATTAATGCGAGCGGGTCTGGATCCACGGGCGTATTATCCTGATTACGATATTGCTGCTCGGGCCAGGGCTGGGCTTGTTCCTGCAGAAGTCCTGACTCAACGTGGTGCAACTACAATTACACCAAAGGTTTCTGTTCAGCAGCAAGCCAAGCAACGTGCACAGGAACTTGCCAACAAGACTCTGGCTGGAGCCCAAGATGTTATGGGCAGCCTTGGTGCTCTTCCTTTTGGTCGTCTTGGTTTAGCCGCTGGTGTAATCCCTGGTGTTACGACAGCAGCTACTGAGCTTGCAGCAGGTCGTCCTGTGGGCGCTGGTGGTGCCCTTGGTGGCGCTGCCATTGGTGGTGTTACGGCTGCAGGTATTGCCCGTCTTCTGCCCACCACAGGCCGTTTTGGCATCGTGGGCAAAGCTGCTCGCCTGGGCCTCCCCTTCCTTGGCGCAGGGGCTGGTGCTCAGCTTGGTGCAGAAGGTGCTGAGTACGCTCGTCAGCAAGTTACAAACGTTCCGACAAAAGGTAAAGAGGGCGAGTTTGCTTCTCAGCTGGCAGCCGAACGTGCGCTCTCTGATCTTGAACTTTCTCAGTTCCGTACCAAAACAGGCATTGAAACCAGTCTTGTTAAAGATTTGAGTAAGTTTGCTTCTGATCAAGCTTATTTGGATCTCCAGCGCAACATTCCTTTGGTGAACCAAATGAAGAATGCCGACCTGGTTCGCCAACAGGCATTACTTGCCTCGCAAGGTAATCAGCAAGCACGCCTTAATATTCTGCAAACCGCTGGTAATCTTGCAATGGGCGCTCAAGGACAAACAGGTGAAACCCTGCGTACCATGATTACGTCCAACCCTTATGCCAACGCTGTGCTTCGATAATTATGGCTTCGTTTAATCTTGTTGGATTAAACTTTAATCCTTCTGCTTTTGGCAAGACCGGAGAGGGTTTCGGCTTGGCTGGACGCTTTGCTAATGCTTTAAATCCACAAAAGCAACAAGGAGGTTTTTCTCCTTCTACCCCGCAACAATGGCTTGAGTACGGTAGGAATTTAAAAAAGCAAGGCTTTACCCCAGAAGAAGTAAATGCCGCAATGCAGCAATTTGCTCCACCTGCAGGTAGTCAAAGTCCTGAAGGAAAGCTTCTCGAAAGTTTAACGCCTTTGATGAAGCAACAAATTGAGCAAAATATCTGGGCAAACAGCCCAGAAGGTATGAAATATCAGCTGGAATTAGCCAGGGAAGATGCACGGGAAAAAGCAAAGCAAGGTCTAATGTGGGGAACCTTGGCTAAGCTTCCCGAAAAAATGGCAAACGCATTGAGCCCATTTGGTGGCGCAGCTGGTACGGCAATGATGTACCAAGGCATGTCTCAAATCCCTTCTGTTTATTCTCAAACGCTTCAGGCGTATCCCCAATCTTCTTATTCTTCTTCGGCACCTTCGCAGTATCATTACTTTCAGTTGAGGTAAAATAACGATATGGCATATTTTGGCGGTTCTAATCCTGCAGATTATCTTAAGTCTTCAGGATCAGGCGCTTTTCTGGGATCTAAACCGATGTCTTTTGGATGGGATACAGCACTGTTAGGAGCAGGTACAGCCCTTAGTGGTTTATTTGACATGTTTGGGGCTAATAAACAAGCCCAAACAATGGCAAATGTTGCCAATGCTCAGATGGCTGCACAAGCCGATGCATTGGTTAAAGCCCGAGAAGCACAGAAGGGAAACATGGCAATGTCCATGTTTGGTACTATTTTCCCTTCTACGACAGGCGCAGATCTTGAGTATGGGCGTCAGCTTGCTGGCAAACGACTTGAATACAGTGAGTTTATGCCCAAGGAATTTGGTCTAAAACGTGACCAAATGCGTTGGGAGACAGCATTTGAAAATTCGCCAGCGGCCCGAGCTTTGTCTAGGAATCAACGTCGAGGCAGGATTGCAGAAGCCGTTGCAACAAGCATTGCACCAATGACGGCAATGTACGGACCAATCGGACGTATTAACGTTGATGCATTAGCAGGTTAACTTACATTTTTGTATAATTAAGGCACTTGCCATTAGTAGATGTCACTGGTGTCCGACTTTGATGTCTTTTCTGCGTTTTATGAAAGGATAACCAAAAACAACGAAGAGCTAAAAACATATTGGGACGGCTGTACCTCTATTTATGTAGACAATAATTATCCCGTTTTTCAAGCAGGTTTATATTCTTCTGATTTTAATGAGCATCTTGAAATTCTTCATTTTTGCAATTGGCAAGAAGGTGCTTTAACTGTTTTAGACGCAGGCTGTGGCATTGGTGCGGTAACCAAATTTTTTGCAAAAAAACACCCTGAAACAAATTTTATTGGCGTTAATATTTCTTCTGAGCAAATTAAAGAAGCATTTAAAGACTGCCCGTCCAATGCTGCTTTTGTAGAAGTTTCATATGACGAGCTGCCTTTTGATGATAATTCTTTTGATTTTATTTATTTTTATCAAAGCATTGGATATAAGCCTTTAGTTAAAACATTGGAAGAAATTCATCGGGTATTGAAACCAGGGGGTAAACTTTTTATTTCTGATATGTGTTCTGTTGAAGATCCAGATCCGCAGCAAACTAAATGGATTCAACATGTCCAAAAAACTTGGCATTACATGTGCTATCCAGTTTGGTATCATGTATATGCTGCACGCAAGGTGGGATTTAACGTAATAAAAGTCAACCCAAACATGAATCCGGTTCTGGATTTTACGCCATGGATTTCTTTGGTTGACAACGGTCTTGCGGAATATCATGACAATGATGTTCCTTTTGCCCCCATTAAAGTAGCTGAATTTCTGTATTCAAAAGAATGAGCAACTCCGAAGAGCGTAAAATTAACGACAAAAAGCTTGATTTTCTTGTTGCAGTAACCGCTGGAGACGACAAAGATGCAGAGCTTTATTTACGTTTAATTGCTTACTGCGCCAGAATTTGCGACGATGTTGTCGATGATTTTCATCTTGTTGATCAACACAGTATGCTGTCGTTGATTGAAAATTTATTCATAAAAATTCCAAGTAATAATTTTTATAAAAAACACGAAGAGCTTTTATTTTCTCAGCATCTAAGCATGTGGAACGCCTGGGAAGCGAGTAATTTTCTTTCCGATGGAGATGAAACACAAAAAATATATGCACATGTGCTAAGGGACTACATCATTGAACTTTTTCCAATTGTGGCTCTTTTGACACAAGGACATAATAAAATGAAAGAAGTAAATAGCCTTGCAAGAGGTTTGGTCTATAAAAAATTAGGGGAATAAGATGACCAGTTATGGTGGTGGTGGAACACAAGTAACTTATCAGGCACCTGCTCCTGATAATACAAATTCTCTTCTCCTTCAATACATAAAGGAGAAAGATGCTGCTGCCGAAACAAAAGCAGCCGAACAAGCACAGAGAGAAGCAGAGAAAGAAGCCGCTCGTCTTGAAGGAGGCAAGGCGGGATACGAATCGTTAAAAACAAATCTTCAAAATCAGTTAACTCAAGGACTTATTGATTACGAAGAGGCTACAACAGAATTGCGAGATTATGGAAAAGAATATGATATTTTTGATGCCGAAAAAGATGTACAATCCTTAACGGATTATTACACCACCAATCTTCTTCCTGGTCGGCGCGAAACAGGTGCCAAATCCGCTTATCAAGAAATTCTTGGTCGTGAAGCAACCGAAGAAGAGCTTTCTAGCACAATTGAAAAATTCAACACTGGTTACTATAGCTCTATTGATGATTTAAAAGATACTTTATACAAAGGGAGCGAGTACCAAGATAAATACAATCAAAGTTATCTTGATAATTATTACGACACTAAATTTGGCAAACAGACGGTTGATGAATCGGGCAAAAAAACAGGTAAACGTACATTTACCTTTTCTGCTGGACTTCTTCCAACCTATAAAGGCTCCGAAGACCTTGCACTTAAGACAGGCATTACAATGCCTGATTACGGCGAGTCCTTCACTGGCACCGCTGCTGAAATTGAAGAACAACTTCAGAGTGTTCGTGACAGCCGACAGTTTCTTTACAGTGCCGGTTTGACCAATCTACAAGGTCAAATTGATCAAGAAACCCAGAAACTTAAAAATGAAGGTGCCAAAGAAGTTAAAAAGATTGAATCGTTTGGGAACGTTGCCGCTAGCCTTGTTTCAGGCTTCTGGAGCTAACTGGATTTATTTGTTATAATTACTTTAGTGTTAGCTAAACCAAATGTCTACGGAAAACACTGAAAGTTATTTTAACGTTCAGCAGTTCGAACAACTTCTGAACCGCCTTGAGTCTTCTAAGGGTCGTCAACAACGCCAAAAGTCTGTCGAGGGTCGTCGTGACATCTGGGCCCAAGGTCTTGCTGGCATGATGGGCAACTTCTAATTTGAGGAATCAAACAAATGTCTACGGAAAATACCGAAAGCTATTTTAACGTTCAGCAGTTTGAAGAACTCCTGAACCGCCTTGAGGGCTCCAAAGGTCGTCAACAGCGTCAGAAATCTGTTGAAGGTCGTCGTGACATCTGGGCCCAGGGTCTTGCTGGCATGATGGGCAACTTCTAATAATATTGGATTATTTTTAAGCCATGACCAGTAGCACTAATACCGATCAGCTCAATGTAGATGATTGGTTTGATATAGATAAATATCGACAAGCTGCTGGCGTGGCTTACGAATTTTCCAAGCAGAAGATGGAGACTGCTGGTGAACAAGAACGAGAAACAATCGGTAAAGGAGCGGAAGAATCTCGAACTTCCGCAGCTCAACAGCAGGAATTCAAACAAAAAGACGAAGAACGAGATTACAACCAGGCCCAACGAGCTTATCGATATTGAGTTATTTGACTCTTGGGTAGATAATCTTGACTCTTCTTCCCAAGAGTCATTCTGTGCGTTTGCCGCAGACAATTACTCTGTTATTGAAATCTACTTATACGCACGCTTCCTTGGTTATAAGGGGAGCATTGTTGGCTGTGATCTTTGGGTAAAACAGTATTACCCTAAGCCTGATCACCGCAAAAAACTCCTGTATGAAATTGATGAAATGCAGGAGGATATTCGTAAGCTACGTGAAGATGTAGAAAATGGTGTTGTAAAACGTGATGCAGGCGTAGCACGTATTGCATCCATGCAAAAAGAATTACGTGGCACTATTGCCCAGATTGAACTCTTTACTTCTACCAAGGATCGCAAAGGTCTTTTAATGGCAGGAGCTGATCGGGCCATTAGGGAACTCATGTTTATCTTTAAAGATGATCCTATTGAGTTACCCTTGGAAGAAGCATCAATGAGTGTGTGGGCTCGAATGCAAATGGAAGAATAATTAAATTAGAATATTTTTAAATTTAAACATATCATGGGCGCTGGTACAGGCAATCCTGACGCGGTTAAAGCGCGTTATGAAATGCTAAAAAAAGTCAATGCGGGTATGCCGCTTGCAGGCCAAAATCCTGATGTGTTAAATACACTTGCAGAAGCAAAAAAAGTTAAAGAAGAACAATGAGTTCTAAAATGCCCCCTCAACTTCTTGAGCACTTCAAGAAAAAAGAAGCCAAGAAAGAAGACGGCACTGAGATGTCGGATAAGGAAAAACGTAAAGCTGCTTTAGAAAAAGCGCAAGCATACAAAGATAAAAAGAAAAAACAAGAGGGAAGTAAATAGGCTACTATTTATTGATCTCCTTGCGTAATTGTTGTGCCTTCTTACGTACATTTAGCTCACCGCCGAAACGCCAAAGCTGTTGCACGTAATCAACAAATCAAGGTACCACGTAACGCAGAAGCCCTGGCAAAAGCAAGGGAGGACTTTGCTTTTTTCTGTGAGTATGTCGCAGATAAACCTCCTGCTCAGCATCACAGGGATTGGCACAGGCACTTTGTTACGAACGAAGATAGTTCCTGTCTAATCAAAATTGCTGGACCCAATATTGATCTACTTGCTCCACGGGGTTCAGCCAAAAGCACAGTGCTTGGTTTATTAACTGCCTGGGCTATCGGCATCCACACACAAGCTAAGCTGCCTCTTCAAATTCTTTATCTTTCTTATACGGTTGATATTGCACGATCCAAGTCGGCAACTATTAAACGGATTATTGAAAGCAAACGCTACCAAGAAGTTTTTCCTACGGTTCGTTTGATGAAGAATGTGACTAGTAATGAGTACTGGTCAATTGATCATAGGTTTGCAGGCATTGATGTAACTGGCGACGAACAATTTACGCTTTGTGCTGCTGGCCTCAAGGGTTCGGTGACATCCAAGCGTTCTCACCTTGTAATGATTGATGACGCTATTAAGTCTGCTGCTGATATTTCTAATCCTGACATTCGTAAAACAATGCAGGATAACTGGAACGCGGTGATCGCTCCCACCATGTTTGAAGGTGCTCGGGCCATTTGCCTTGGCACCCGATTCCGTCATGATGACATTCACGCTACAACATTCAACGAGCAAAATAACTGGACGCAGATTGTTCTTTCCGCAATTCTGACTAATCCTCAAACTGGAGAAGAGGAATCCTATTGGCCAGACATGTGGTCGTTGGATTACCTGCGAGAAAAGAAACGGCAAGCACCAATCGCTTTCTCGTTTCAGTACATGAATCAGATCGTCAGACAGAACGAGCTGTCCCTGGCACCAGAGCTGATTGTAAAAGCGGAAATTTCTACAGAGTTTGACACGCTTGGTATTGGGGTTGACCTTTCTGCTGGCACCAAAGAAAAGAACGATTACACCGTTATGGTTCTTGGCGGGCGCATTGAAGACCGAATTCACATTATTGATTACCGCAGAATCCGCGTTATGGGCAATCTGGAAAAACTAGATGCCCTAAAAGAACTTCTTAATGATTGGTCAATCCTTGGTAAAGATGAAAACGGGAATTACTTTCCGACGTATTCTACGTGTGATATTTGGTCCGAAGCTGTTCAGTACCAGGCATCACTGGAAGCGGACTTCAAACGGGTCTGTCTTAATAATGAGGGACTCTACAATTTAATTTGGCATCCTGTCAAAGGATTCCGCGCCGATAAACTTGCACGATTCCGTGGGATTATGGGTATGTTTGAAGACCGTAAAATTATCTTTAATCGTTTCCGTAACTTCACAGCAATGTTTGAAGAGCTAACCAATTTTGGTGTTAGCAGTCACGATGACACGGTCGACGCGTTAGTATGGTTGGTCACGGGCCTCGCTAAAAAAGGCCAGTTACACATTGATTATTAATGGAACGTCCTAACCCAATTACAGGCCAACCTTGGAAATATGGAGAAATTGGACCTGATGGGAGAATTTTTTTGGGGTATAGGCGTAAATCTAGGATAAATAAAGATGGAACATTTCAAATGAATTGGCTTAGCCCAGAGACCTGGGCAAAAAGAGAGATTAGTTGTCGTGAGGCTGCAAAACGTTCTCAAAAGCGTAATGCAAAAATTATTAAAGATGAAAAATTAAAACGCGGATGCGAGCAATGCGGATACAAAGGCCATCATGCTGCTCTTGATTTTGATCATATTGATCCAAAAACTAAGCGGCGTGACATTGCAAAAATGCACACCACAAACATTAAAGCCCTGAGGGAGGAAATGGAAAAATGCCAAGTCCTATGTGCTAATTGCCATCGCATAAAAACATACAAAGATCGTTTATCTTAAAACTTGTTTGGTTGGTAACCGGCCTTGCCAAAAAAGGACAATTGCATCTCGATTACTAGATTTAGAATAAGAAAAAAGTTTTCTTTTAGTGGGCCCAGAGTATCTCGCCCTCGTAATAACTGCAGTTGGTTCCGCCGTAACAGGCGGCAGCTGGGTTATGAATAAATTCTTAAACCGCGCCTACGAGCGTGTTAGAGATGTGCAAGACGACATAAGAAAACAAGATGAAAAAATTAAAACTTTAGAAGACAGCATTGCGCGAATGCCTTTGGAATACGTATTAAAAGTTGACTTTTTGCGCGAAATTCAAACAATGCATGACAACTTTAAGCAGATCAACATTAAGCTTGATAAGCTTATGGAAAAGCTTTTGGAAAAATGAGTTACATCCTTGAAGTCCAAGAGGATGACAATGGTGAACTTTTTATCACCTTTCCCGATGAGTTGATTGAAGAACTGGACTGGAAAGAGGACGATATTCTTGAATGGAATATTAAAGGAGATGGGGTTATATTGAGTAAACTTAATGAAGGACCTGGCTACGAGTTGTTAGAGGATTAAAATGAATAGCTTCTACGGCGGTTATTACGGAAATGCGGCTGGCATGCAAATGGCTGGCAATCCGTTTGGTGCTGATTTTGTAATTCCTCAACAGCGTCGCCAAGCTCCAGTAGGTGGCCCACAACTTAATCCACTGCAACAAGCTCCGGCTCGTCTTTTTCCTAAGGATCAACCGGGGCGGGAAGGCGCTATTGATGTTCAATTCCGCCAAGCCTCCTTAATGCCAGGCATGATCCCCATGGGTAATGCGGGCTTTTTCATGGGGCCGCAATACGGACAACAGCTTCCCCCTGGTTACGTTAAAACAGTTTCCTGATGAAAAAGAAAAAGCTGGTCAAGCAAGCACTTCAACATCCGGAACTTTACACACCGGCTGAACTTGCTTTTTTTGATCGGTGGCTTATTGAAAAGAAACAAAAGAAAACTGCTAAGATCAATAAAAAGAAGGTTTATAGTTAATGGCTGTCGACGCAAAGTCCCGCTTAAAAGAGATTATCGATTCCTATCTTGAAAAGGATGGGGGTACGATGATTGACACTGGCGTCGTTGCCTCCCATTTGGCGCAAATGAAACTCTTTGGTATTCGCCAGGGGGTTGAATTTTTTCCTGCACAAGATAACTTTGGCAGCCAACGCAAGGATTTCATCGATCGCGTAATTAAATACAACCAAATTGATACACGCCTGGATTCCATCTGGGATTATTTCCTGTGTGATGGTCAGGGACTTTTTTACATTCGACCGACAAAAAACAACTATCGAATGTATTATTTCCGCAAGCATGAATATAGAACTTATTACAATCTTGATGGCGAGCTTGATGAAGTTGTAATCATCTACAGCTATAAAGTTCGTCGCGGTTTTGGGTTTGAGCAAGAAATTCAGGCGGGCAATTTAACAGGTCCAGCCTCCATGGGGCAAGGTGCCAAAAGATATATTCGCCTTTCTATCAAGCGGAAAGAAATTGAAGAAACCCATTCGGAAGGTGAGATTTCTTTTGAGCAGCCCCAGTACTCAGTTGCAGGAAAAACCAAAACATTTAAAAACACACTTGGTTTTATTCCCTGTGTAGAAATCTTCAACAACCCCAAGGGCTTTGCAACAGAAGGTGTTGGTGAGTTTGATGCACTAGCCAATCACATTTGCACGCATGATGAAATTGTTCGCACCATGCGTAAGAACGTCCAGTTCTTTGGCAACCCCACTCTGCTTTCTTCCAGGCCAAAAACTGATCTGATGGAAGCCGGTGGTGATGCTGTGGTTCAGCGTCCGTCTATTGCAGCAAACTCTGGCTTTACTGGTTTAAGTGCGTTAAGCCAATCGCGGTTTAAGGCCGATCCAATCAGTCGTGGTGTTGATGGACAGATCCGGGTACCACGCGTGATTGCAAACCTGGAGCCAAACGACCGCGTTGGTTACATTGTTCCAGACGCAATTACTGGTGACCAAAATGCATTTGCTCGTCAATACCGGGAAGAAATTCGTACAGCTCTTGGTGGTGTAGACGAGCTATCCATTTCTGCTGGCGTAACAGCAACAGAATACAAATCATTATTTGGTCGCGTTTCTGCCACTGCTAAAAAGAAAGCAAATGCCATTTACACCTATGGCATCTGTCGCTGTTTAGAATTAATTATTTACCAGGAAGAACGCTTGTTCCGTGACAGCCTTGCTGCTGCAGTAGGTATTGAGAAACCCCTGGAGCTACCTGAAACTGCATCTGGTGCAGATATCCAGGCATATGAAGCGGCAATGGAGATGTATAACGAACAAGTCAAAAAAATTATGATGGCTTGCCTTAAGGTACAGCAAATTCCTCCAGGGGTTATGGGCTTAATCCCTGACGGGGACGTAACAATGCTTTGGCGTTGGTTAGGTCCTGTTTATGAGGATTCAACCCAAGATGTTCTCAACAACTCAATTGTTGTAAGAAATTTGCAAGAATTAGGTGTTGATAGCATTGAAGCACTGAAATACCTCTTTCCGTCTAAAACGGATGAGGAACGGGCCGAGATGTTATCTGGGTTTCCGTTCAGGATGGTGGGTGAATTGCAGAATGCTTATTCTCAATTTGCACGCTTAGTGGGGGGAATGATGCAGACTCCTCACCCGCAATCACCGGATTTACCGATGGCTGCGGATCCCAGGTTGGATTTAACTCCATATCTGTATCGAACTCTCGAAGCATTACAAAAGGAGATGAGTTATGCAGGACGCTACCGTCCAATCGATCCCACAGACGAGCCAAGCACCAGTGGCCGTCGCGCCGAGCAGCTACGTGGTGCCAGCTCCAGTGCAGGCAACCTCCCCGGCACCGGTGGCGTATCAGGTGGGTACCAGCTACCCCCAAGCGGTACCTCAGGGGATCCCCAGTTACCAATCCGCCCCGTCTCAATTCGCCCCCCAATCCCCATCGGAGGCCCCGAACAGCAATCCTTGGGAATCGGCGTTCAACAAGGTGGTGAACCTACTGAGCGCTCCAGTCCAATCCCCGTTCCAGGGTCAACCGTCTCCGCAGACGACTCAGTATACCCCGGCCAATTACGGACTGCCCAGCAGCCCAGCTACGCAACCATCGGCTCAGCCGACCTGGTCACCCAACCAGGCTTACTCGCCCAGCTCTTCCCAAACTTACTCGACAGTCTCCTCGGTACTCAACAGCCAGGCCCCGAGCGAGGAAGTGAACGCGGCAATCGCGGACCACTACGGTCTGAGCGCGGAAACCCGGCAGGTCCTGGAAGCGTTCGGGATGGAAGCTCCGGCAATTCTGAACCAGTACGCTCTAAACCTGGAAGCCGTCCTGGACGGGGCCGTGGAGTGGGGAAGCCGCGCCGCTAATGCCCTGACTCGTTACGCCAATTTTGCTGTTAACGAGCATCAAGAGAATCTTGCCTATAACGAGATCCTCACCAATCCTGATGTTCTCAGCGACTACACCCTGAAGTTCTTTGGTCCTGAAGGCCCATATCCTGTGTACGAAAACGAAGCTCAACTGGAAACCCGTGGCTATCCCACTGGTTCTGTGAATCCCGCTTACGGTGAATTCCCGGCTCCTCCTGCAGCCGCTGCTCCTCAAGCTCCTGAGAATTTCTGGGGCAGCTTCCAAGAGCAAATGGCCCGTGATCCCCAGAACGCCTGGCGTGTTCTGAATCAAGCCCAACCTCAAGTTGTTGCCAACAAACTCTTCGTGATGGAGTGAGGTAAATGCGACCATTAGGACAAACTCGTCCCTTGCTCGCATACGGAGTCCCCGCTGCGGCTGCTTTGACAGCGGGCGGGGCTCTTTACGCACAAGGTGAAGATCCAGGGAGTGCAATTGCTGGTGGTGCCGCCGCTGCTCTTGGAGCCCGTGGTGGTTTAGGAGTTGCTCGTCTTGCAGGCAAATATGCTCCTGCAATTACAGAAACAATTCAAGGTGCCATTTCTCCTGTGGGCCGTGCGGTTCGCGGAGCAATGAAGGATGTTCCTGCCGGTGGAAAGCGTGAGGCCGTTTTAAAACGCGGACGTAATATGCTTGCCGATGCTTATGCTGGCGCTGGAAACATTACACCAGGCATGGTACAAAAAACAGCAGCTTTAGGTGCTGTGCCAATGTCTGCTGCGCTTGCCGGTTTAGGTGGTGTAGCCGCTGGCGCAATTCCTGGGGCACTCGGTGTTCCTGGTTTCCAGCAATCTACTGGGGTAGATCCAGAGTCTTATGGCTCTAGTAATTCCGTTGGCGCCCGCTATAAAGCACCAACAATGCAGTATGTGTAACTAAAAAGTTATCAACTGCTAAAATTTGTGATAGATAAGACATGATAATGTCTGAATCTTTCACCCGATAAAACCCTTCCTGCGACACTGGAGGATAAAACAAAGTGTTTATTGACAACGACTTTCCTAAGATTTTGGGTGCGGAGCTTTACCGTCCCCACCCTGCATATATTGCAGAAATGGCGGTAGAGCCCGTGGTTGTCCACGACTTTACCCGGCAACCTGGTCAAACCGTTCAGTTAGATCGCTACAAGTTCTGGGGTACCCCCGGCACGAAGGACAGCCGCGAGCGTGTGGCTGACCAGACGATCGGTACAGCCAACAGCCGCAACATCACCAAAGAGAAGGTGCTTGTTGTGCTGAAGGAATACACCGGTCCTGCCGACCCGGGTGATCCGACTCAACCGAGCACTTTCAAAATTGCTCGCGAAACTCTGATTACCGCCCAGCGTCTTCTGCTGGACACTGGTAATCTTAACATGTTCCACCAGTCGATCGGTAGCCTGACGCTGCTGGACGACTATCGCCGTTGGCGTGACCGCGTGTTCATTGATGAACTCGCCAAAGCCGAAGCCAACGGTCCTGCATCCTCCACCCAGGGCGGTTACTACTTCCCTGGTGGTAAGACCAAGAATGCTTCTGGTCAAATCACCTACACCAGCACTGAGTATACCGCTGATCTGCAGCAGTTCTCGGTCCGCACCGACCTGCTGACTGTGGTGAAGGATCTGCGTAAGCGCAACGTTCCCACCTTTGGTGACGGTCTGTATCGCTGCATCTGCGATCCTACCTTCATGATGCACCTGCGTCGTGATCCTGACTTCCGTGAGATTGCTCGTTACAGCGGCAATCCCGGTCAAGGCATGTACATGGGCAACCCCATGATGCCTAACAACGCCAGCTTCTACATGGGTCCCCAGGCTGGTCAGGGTTACTTCCTGGCTGGTGAGCCTGTCATGCCGACTGGTGTTCAGTTCGAAGGTGTGAAGTTCTTCGAATCGACCAACTTCCCCACCAAGTCCATCACCACTTCCTTTGCTGGTACCGGCGGTACCTATGCTGCTCAGGAAGTTGCCCAGGGCTTCTTCTTTGGTCCTCAGGCCATTGGCGTGGGTATCGGTGGTCCGAACGCCCAGGTGCTCATCAACAACAACGACGACTTCAGCCGCTTCATC